TTAGTATTTCTTTAATCATTTCCCACACTCCCTTATATTTTCAAACAACTGACCTAATTTAATAATCGCATCCCTTTTAACTTGCGCCTCGTACTTCTCTTTTGCTTCTTCTTTATTCTCTGCCTCAACAACTGTAAACGTCTGATTATCTCTAGCCACAGTAATATGTTCATGTGGTAGTCCTGTTGAATCTTTGAATGTTGTTACTAAGTATTGTGTCACTTCTTATCACTCCTTTGAATGATTCTAAGTTTTTCTACGAATAAAAGTATTAGTACAACACTCAATGTAGCCAACATATTTTTTTGCTTTGCAAAATCTACTATAACGATTAAGACTAATAACATTCCAATTCTGCATGTAAATAAATCTAATTCTTTGTACAAAACCATATATCTGTTGAGTAAATTGTTAAATATTACTATGAATACAAGTATTGGAACTAATGTAATGATGTAACTCACTTTCCCAAAACCTCCTTGACTCGATCTAAGATGTCTTTACACTCCGCTACTTCCGAAGCCTTTTGCTCCACGTTCTGAAACACTCTCGAATTCCTCCACTTGCTTTAGTTCCGGTGTCCATATAGGCACGATAACCAATTGAGCTAGTTTGTCGCCTTTGTTGATTTTATATACCTTTCTAGCGCCTTCTCCTTCGTTTATATAATTACCTTTTATATCTAAAGTATTTACTAGTTTGTCGTCTAAATCTTCGTATAATGATGTTATGCCGTCATGCTCCATATCATTCTTGATATTAATCCCTAAATTGCCATGATATCCCGCGTCTATCTTGCCTGTTTCAATCACTAAATACGTTTTACTACTTACACCACTACGACTAGTTAATAGTCCGACATAGCCCTCTGGTATACTCACAGCTACATCTGTTTTAATCACTGCCTTTTCTTGTGGCTCGAGTACGACGGTTTCAGCTGAGAATATGTCATAACCTGCATCCGTCTTATGATTTCGTTCGGGCATTCTAGCGTCTTTTGATAATAGTTTCACTTGTAATGTGTTAGTCATTTTCCTGCGCCTCCTCATATTTATAGACCACTTGACTCGTCATAATCCCTACTGCTTCATCAAGATAAATATCTTCTTTGAGTGCATCTTGCATAGCATTAGGTAAACTCTCAAGTATTTCATCAAACGCTCGCGCTTTCTTATACACGTCCTCAATCTCTTTTAGCAATCCCTCTGTGTCATTACCGTTATACGCACTAGTACTTATAACGGACTGTTCGATTTGTTCGCGGTTATTCATTTGTGTCATCCTCCATTTGCCCTAAAAATTCGTAGAACTCATTTGTTCCGTCTAGTTCTTCCATTCGCGACAGTATAATATCTGCAGTGCTTTTACCTCCTATATAGAGAGCTCCTATCCTGTTCGCTTTGCTCTCAGGGTGTAGTTCTCTAATTTTAAAACAGTAATGTTCGTATCTTCCAAGCAATTCATTTTTGACTGTGCGCCACATGTTCTCCAGCTCTTCGTTACGCTCTCTTAACTTAGCTATATCCCCAATAAGCTCGTCACGTTGCTTCTTGTACTCATCACGTTGTTTTCTCATCTTCTTCAACCTAGCTTCCATTACGCCTATTTGGAATCCTGTTTCATAGTTCACTTTCATAACCTCCTCTAAAATAAAGTTAGTTGCTTCTGTTCCTCATATTCCAAATCCTGTTGCTTTATATATGTTTCAAGCTCTTCAGCTGTATCAAATGTCTTTTTCACGCCTTGCCAGCCTGGTACGATATGCCCGTGAAAGTAATAAGTGCCGTTTACTACATGGATATGTGCCACTCGTTCGTTATCCTGATACAGATATCTCTTAGAGCCGAAAAATCGGCTTAAGTATTCTTTGCGTGCGCTATCTGTCATGGTCTACTTCTTAACTTTCACGAATATGTCGTTTTCCATCAGGTAGCACGCATAACGTCCTCTTGAATGTTTCTGAGGAACATTAAACAAATGTGGCTTCTTTCTTCTTAGCTCAGCTTCTTTACGTCGTTGCCTAGCCATTTCACGCTCTTTGCTCTCTCGCTCCATGATTTTGGATAACACGATTTCTTTATACTCAGCTAGGCGCATGCCATAAGGTGCGTTTAAAGCTTCTAACAACGCCCAGCCACCTCGTACTCTTTTTGCAACCATTCCTGGAGTTAAACCATTCTTTTTTATCAATTCATTTTCATGTTCGGTAAATTTATATGGTTTACCGTTAATCTTTACGATACTCATTTATTCCACCTCTATATATGCATGTCTTATTTTTATGTCGTCATACTTCAATAACTCATCTGGATTTTTATCTAAACGCTCTGCTAGCATATCTTTTTCATCATCCACATCATCGAAATGATGATATTCAACTTCTGTAGGTATTCTTATATCAATCGTTGCATTTATATATGCTTGTTGTTGCATTAAATCACTTCATTTCTCTTTTTCTTTTACGTCTGACTTTCACTAAGTCCTCATATACCATCCATTCTTGACCTGTGTATTTAGGCGCTTTACATATCCACGTTAAATTCACATCTCTATTTGGTAATATTCGCACTCTACTTTGCTATCAAATACAATTCCTTTGTACTCAACTTTCTTAGCGTTGTATTTACTCATCATCCACCTCTAAATATCAAATATCGTTGCTTGTAACCCTAGTTCTTGCTCATATAGAAGCCCGTGAGCGCCTTTAAATCGTTTTAGGTCACTATCAGTCATAATTTTCTTTTCGTCGCTGAAATGGGCTCCTGTGAGCGAATAAACTTCATTCTCGTTATCTTCATGTTTGATAACCTTAATATCTTCTGTGCCATCTTCTCGGTATAAGTAATATTTTTCTTTCGGCATTTTTAACACTCCTTAATATTCGACGATAGCGGGGCGTGTGTGACGTTCTGCAAGTTTTTGGATAAATAGGTCATATAACTTGTTTTCGTCTCCCTGTGCCTCGTCTATGAGTTTCTGAGCGTACACATCTGAACACTCAAGTTTAGTTTTTAAAAATTCTTTGGTAATCATAGTTTTAAACCTCTAGTCCTGTAATCTTGACCGTCCATCTTGATAAGCGTTGTGTTGCTCATGATTCTGCTGAATATACGTTGTAAGTCTTTGTTTTTTGTCATTTCTTTCTCGTCTAAGTTGGTAGTAAAGATATTGTGTTTGCCTATTCTACTTTCGATAAGCTCAAACATCTTACTAGTAGCGAATTCGTTCATGTTGATACCGTAATCATCGAATACCATCAAATCGACATCGCTTATAATTTGAGCCAATTCCTGTTCGGTCATAGCAGTTTGGTTGTTATAAGTGTTTTTAATTGTTGATATCAATTGAGGTACATTCATATATAGCACTGTGTAGCCTTTAGCTTTAACTGATTTAACAATACTCATTGATAAGTGTGATTTACCTGTACCAAATGAGCCTTGAATTAGTAGCGATTGTTTATTGTCTAACGTGAAATTGTTTGCGTAACGTTCGCATAAGTTTTTCGCATAGACTAGTTGTTCATTAGTCGGATTGTAATTATCAAACGTTGCTTTCGTTAGATCTTCGTTCATTATCGATTGTTTGAATATGCGTTCTGCTTTTCTTCGTCTATTTCTCTTGTGATAGTTTTCAGTTGATTGTTTGGCGTACTCTATCATTTCGCAGTCACAACCATGTTTGAATTCTGAACCGTCATCGAATTTGTAATAGTCGTACTTACGTCCACAGTTCTCACATTTCAAATCAAACGCTTGTTCAATGATTTGTTTTTTTAAAGTTGGTTTCTTTGCTAAGTTCTGGAATGACTCCACTTTCTCACTCCTTTAAAACGGTAAATTTTCTATACTTGATTGCGATGCACGCTGGAACGCATCGACATATTGGTTATTCACTTCTGCTTTAATCTCTTCGCTATAATCATTCATATAGCTTTCGTTAGTTAAAAACGTTTTAGGGTGCTTTTGATATTGCTTGTCTGTAATAGTTTTTAAATACTCTCGAGTACCTTGCATGATTTGCTCAAAAGAATGTTTCTTTAAGCATGATTTGAATTTAGTAAAAGACATCTTCTTATCTTTCTTCTTGTTGTAAAGTTTCCACCATTCCTCAAATTGCTCATGCGTAACGTCAGTTGCGCTATTATTATTAATACTTGTATTATTTAATCTTGTAATATTAATACTTGTATTATTCTCTTTGACATTTGCGTCAATAGGGGTATTGACAGAATTATCAATAGGGGTATTGATTTTTGCGTCAATAGGTATTGACGATTGCGTCAAGGGGTACATCTTCCTTTGTTTAACTTCATTACCTTCTTTGATAATTTCAATTTTTAAATAACCAAACTTGGTAAGGTTTGAAATTCTACGAGATATAGTTTCTTTAACAACGTTGTATAAAGTTGCAAAGTAACCATTACTTGCTGTGCAGTATCCGTACTTGTTACTTAAAGACGTTATTTCTGCAAAAAGTAACTTTTCGCTGTCAGTAAGTCGGTTATCGTATCTGACATTTGCCGTAATTATTGAATAGTAACTTGGTTGATCAGTCATATTGATTCTCCTTTCTGGTATAATTTTGTTATCGCTACTGCGTTAGATTGGGGGTGAAAATATGGAAAATAATTTCAAACGTTTATTAACAATGTCTGAAAAACAGGAATTACATTTAGATAAAACTCACCCCTTCTTTTGGGAATCTGATTTATTTTTGATTGCTAAATCTGCTTTAAACATCGCGTATACGCTTACTGAAAATACATTTAATCATGCCCATTTAGAATGTCTAAATTATCTAAATAAGGCTTTAGTAACAGAATTGAAAATGATTAAAGTAAAGACTGACTACTACGCATACGAAACCTTCACATACAAACTTTCTAATTTTGTGAATATCTTTTCACAGGATTGGGGTCAAAGTTTTGATCAAAAGAAGGTCGAATTCTTTCAAGCTCTTCTTGATGCTTTTCGTCAATTACCAGTTGTAGATTTCGGCGATGCAACATTATCAACTTTTTTAACTTAAGGTTTACTTCTTCGTTACTTAACAGTAAATAGTCTGTCCAACTATCAGCCAGTGGTATTTCCAATATTTTTTTCTCAATTTCACTGCTGATAGTTGATTCATTTTCTTCATTAATAATTTTGCTGTGCATACTCAATAAAAAGTTCATCACATTTGCTTCTTTTTTAAATGTATTTATATCCAAATCACTTTTCTCCTTTCAACATTTTGTTGAGCCTCTTATCAACTTTTATCCACGAGTCATGCAAGTGATATTTATCATCAAACGACTTAACACCAATCGCATGTTGCTCGTTGTGATGTTCGCGACATAACGCTAATACATGTTTGTCATAGTGATTCATCTTGTTTCTGTTCATACCTCTGCCAACTGCTTCATAATGCGCTAAGTCTGCGTGAGGCTTTCCGCATATTACACAGTTGCGGTTGATTGTAGCCCAATACAATAGTGCTTTATCTTCACTTAACAACTTGCTTGTTTCTATGCTCATAGGTATTTGATGATGAAACATAAACGCTATAATCAGTTCTATTAACTCCTTTGCGACTTTCATTGAACAGTCACGCAGACTGATTTCTTCATAACCTTTCATAATTTCCAATTCTGTTTGTAATAATTTTCTAGTTGATTCTACTGGTTCGCCCCAGTGAAGTTCTATATCTCTACACATTGCGAATATTTTTTTGCGTTGTTCTATAGATAGTTTTTTATTATCCGGAACCTCTACTTCTGCTTTTAGTGGATATCCGTTTTCTAGTAAGTCAATGTGACTTTGTTCAAGTTCAACACCAGTAGCAACGACGGAATAAGTGCCGTCATTGTCTTTCTGGCATCTTGTAATGTATTGCATTTAAACCACACCTTAAAACGCTAAATCTTGGTCGTCATATCCAAATTGGCCACTGCTTTCAAATGGATTGCTTTGTTGAGACATTGATGTTTGTTGTTGTGCCCCGTTATTTTCTTCAGCTTTTTGCTTATCTGTCTTCGGAATAGGTTTGTTAACAACATCATCGCCCTTTTTGTAAGGTTTAATAAATGAAAAATCCGTAAAATACTTACCTTCATCTTCATTGAATTTCCATTTCAATACCAAGTGACAAAACTTACCAATAAGATCATTGGTATCAAAATCTAAGCTAGGAAGATTTAACTTAATACCTAATCGAGTAACTAATTCAATCAATTGTTTTTCTTGGAAATCATATTTATACGGCGGTACAAATTGATTATGTTTATATTGTTTGCCTTCATCATTTTCAAATACGATTGTGAAATATCTATTTTCTCTATCATTGAATTCAATATTTTTAACTTTCACTGTGAATTCTCCAGCTTGAAACCCTGCTGAGCCGTTATAAAACTTTTCTTGATTTGTTTCTTTAGTAAATTGCGCTTGTCCTGTGATTTTCATAATTAAATACCGTCCTTTTAATTAATTTTTAGTTTCCATTTCTAATTGCTTCTACTACGTCCGTAATGCTAGGATTTGCAAATTTCTTATTGTTAATTGTTATTGAAGGTGAATGTCTAATCTTTGTTTCAAACGTATTAGAAGGTTCAGCGTTTAGAATATATCTAGCTTTCTTTTCTCCGTTATCATCAAATTCTTCAATCATTGCCCTAGCTAACACATCACTTTGAGAAGTAATAGCTTTTTTAATTTGTTCTTGCGCTTCAATAGTGATAGTAGGGTTGATAGTGCTACCTTCATCATCTTTATCTTTGTTGATACCTTCATGACCTGTAATAACAAAGTGGAATTTGTATTCTTCTTGAAGTTTTCCTATTAATCTGTACATACTGACAATTCGTTCAGCAACTTCTCCCCAATCATTAAACGTTGGTTTTTTAGACTTATTTTTCATCACATCATTCAATGTCATATCTCTAAGTTTTTGAATAGTTTCAATAACTACAACATTGATTTCTTGTCCGTTTTCTCTCATCTCCTGTAAAATTTGAGGTAAAAAATTTACAACATAAACAAAGTGTTGATAGTTCTCGATTTCTACGTCTGATCCTTCGTCAGTAACCGTTGTTCCACCTTCGTTAATGTCAATGACGAAAGCGTCTTTATCTCTTGTAGCAAACGTGGTTTTTCCTGAGCCAATTTTTCCGTATACTGCAAATTTATAGAATTTCCTTTTATTTTTCTCAGCGATATTATTTATCTTTAGTTTTTTGAGTATGCTTACTTTTTCTTGTGGTTCTTGTTTTTCCTCAGTCATGTTCTACCTCCTCGTACTCAATAGTTTCTGTCACTGTTTTCTTGATTGCTTTGTGATAATCCATATTGATACTCGCTTCTTCCATACCGTTAAACTCCCTAGCTCTATTTCTATTTGTGGAGTAACTAACATCTGAATTGTTATCAGTTGGTTTGTTAGTTATATAAATTGGCATATCCCTATGACGGATGATGTAAGTTACAGTCTGCTTCATAGCGACCTCCTACCATTTCATGACTAAGTTAATTAGTCTGTCCTGTTCGTCTGTGTTCTCTT